CAGGGTATACCTATTCAGTAACAAACCAGAAGATCCGGTATTAGATAAATTTAATTATCTTAAAAGGGTAAAAATTGATGAATCAATGGTTGATGATCCAATAGAACTTAAAGAACTTGAAAATTCATTAGTCATTTTTGACGATATTGAAGCCATACCAAATAAAAAGCTTGCCAACGAGATGGATAGAATAAGAGATTTGATACTACAACAGGGCAGAAGTTATAAAATTTCATTCTGTTATGTTAGTCATCTAGCTAATAACTACAAACAGACAAGAACCATTTTGAACGAATGCCACGCGATAACTATTTTTCCAGGTATGTGTACAAAATACAGCCTTAAATACCTACTTGATAGATATTTTGGTTTTGGTAAGGAAGATTTAAAGAAGTTGTTAGGGCTACCAAGTCGATGGGTTACAATTTATAAGGCTCCTGTATTTGTTATGTATGACAAGGGTGGATATCTGGTAGATTAAAATGTAAATATATAATATATGAGCTTATTATATGAAGTTTCTAGACCTCTCAGTGGTTTCGACATCCTCAAAGGTGTTGATATGCGACCTAATATTATTAAGTACAGTGATATACATAATTATTATGATCTTGATGATGTGTTAGGTGATAATAAAATGTGCGTTCTACTCTATCTAACTAAAAAGGATTTCGGTCATTGGTGTTGTGTTTATGAGAATGATAAAGGACATATTATATTTTTTGATAGTTACGGTTTTGTACCAGATAAACAACTTAGTTTTATACCTTGTGAACTTAAAAAAGAGCTTAACCAGGAACATAAAATACTAACTAAGATGCTTTACGATTCACATAAGCCGGTTGAATACAACCAATACCGATTACAGGAGTTGACGCCCAATGTTTCAACATGCGGTAGATGGGTCATTATTAGACTTTTATATAAAAATATATCTATTGATGATTTCGCCAAGTGCTTTTTTAATAAAAAACTATCTCCCGATGTCATAGTTACTCTTTTGACAGATTGAATTTTTAATTTTCTGGTTATATATTATACATGGCATATAAGCAGATGCAATTTACTAAAAACGATTCCGATTTATGGGATGATGATGAAAATATATATTTTAACATCAAAATTGATAACCTTTATAAAAATACTGAGAGACCTAAATTAGCACAAAAGAATGAAAAAACTAGTGATATTTTAGCTAAACAGAGTGATTATAAATGTGCTGTCACTTTTTGGAATATCAGGGGACAAATTCCAGTATTTATATGTCCAATTCTAGAAGGTACAAACCCTAATGTTAATGACACTCCATTCGGCGTATGTTATTCTTTTGGTGGTAATGATTACAGCCAGAGAGTTATTTATGCTCCAGATGCTCAAACAAGTACATATATTCTACCAAACCCTCCATCTAATAATAATGGTGTTCAGGATTTAAGTAGTACATATTATTATATCTACACATTTGACCATTTTATACAACTAGTAAATGATGCACTTAGTCAAGCATATACAGCTTTCAACGCGGTACATCCTGGTATACATAACTCACCAGTATACATAAAATATGATAAAAATACGGGTCTAATGTCCTTTATCGCCGAATATTCATATGCAAATCAAGCCGGAGCAGATATATTTTTAAATGCTCTACTAATCAACTATTTTGAAGCTATAAGAATGGAATTTTACGGGTATGATCAGCCAGATTTTAAAGATTTTAGGCTAATAATGGAACATAACGCAACAAATGAAAACGCATATACCCCTCCAGGTGGAACAATACCCCCACCGCCAGCGAATCCCCCATATATTCAAATGCTACAAGAATATGATTGCAGGTATCTATGGGCAAATGTTAAGTCTATCCTATTTACATCTAGCAGTATACAAACAAGAAATGAATTTATCCCACAGGTAGCAAACCCCAATTTGCTATCTCTACAGGGACAGACAAATAGTTTTAATCCTAATTATAGGAATATTCTATCTTATTATGATATTATTTATGATAGTTCGGGTACTTCTGGTGCAAATTGGCGTCAATACCTCTATTACAATCCTAATGTTTACAAATATATAGATCTAGTTAGCGATGAACCATTGAACAGTTTTGATATTGAAATTTTTATGCAACTCACAAATGGTCAACTTATTCCGCTAACAATTCCTATAAATTCTAGTGTTGATCTAAAATTACTGTTTAAGAGAAAATAAAAATATATTGGTATAATATATAAAACATGTCAATGACAAATAGTGTAAAACCTCTAGAACTAGAAAATATCCTAGACCCCAGATTAGAGTCTATGAAGCCCAGCCAAGATAAACTAAAGTGGGGTATTTTTAAGGGTTGTGAGAATCAGAATTTTGTACAACAGCAGGCAAATAGTTACAGCACATCAGGTGTTAACTGGAATTTTAACACACAATCGGAAACCGTTCTAATTGATCGTAGAATGTACGCACAAGTACAATTTGAAGTCTCTTTAACTGGTACCGCTCCCCTTGGTTTGCCTCTACTCAACGACGAAACAGATGCTCCTCGTGCGTTTCCTCTTGCTTCAGTCACAAACTCCCTAAGAGTTACAATTAACGGCGGATCTGTTCAGTGCCAGTATGATGACGCCCTTCAGGCACTTCTTAGATACAACGCAGATTTTAACCTTTTCGATCATGATTTGAGCCAGACCCCTAACTTCCTCGATAACTGTCAGGAGTACGGCGATATGGTTGGATCTGTAAGAAACCCATTGAGTAATTATTTTAATGATTCATACAAACAGGGAAGAGGTGCGTTTAGAATTGATTCACTGGTTAATCCACAATCACCGGACGCCGGAATTACACCAATTACAGCAGTTGTTAAATTCACTGTTGTTGAGCCTCTTCTTATTTCACCAATGCTTTATAATGCCGGTGATCTTCAGAGTGGTCTTCTTGGTGTCAAAAATATGGGTGTGTCTTTCAATTTCAAGGCTGGCAAACTCGAACGTGTATGGTCACATGCTAACAATCCTGGTATTACTATTACAAACGTTAATGTCGCGGTTGGTCCAGGAAGTACCGAATCACCTAAGCTACTCGTCAACTATCTTAACCCACCTCTTATCGATATTGGAGAACAGCCAAGGGAAATAGTATACCAGTACTACAAAAATGATGTTTATGTTAATGATATGAACACTACACTTGCACCAAATGCATCTCAAACATTTACGAATAACGCTATACAGCTAAGCACAGTACCAAAATCCATTTACATATACGCTTGCTTGCCTGATAGTGCTAAAACATTTGAGACTACAGACTCGTTTTTTAGAATCAACAGTCTAAGCCTTCAATTTTTGAATGTTTCCGGACAATTCAGCACAATGAGTGAGCATGATCTCTATAATATGTCGGTAAAGAACGGTCTTAAGATGACATGGAACGAATTCCACGGTACAACTCAGGCTTATTCTAGCGGTGATATTACAGGACTTACCGGTGCCGTTTTGCGTATCGATGTTGATGATCTGGCAATTCCGTCAAATTTGGCATCTGGTGTTAATGTCAATTCACAGCTTTCATATACTATTAACCTTACAAACGTTAACCAGACAAACAATAAAGCTGTACAACTAGTTACTGTACTTGTATATGATGGTATAATGACCATTGCTGATGGTTCTATGATCACACAGGTAGGAGTTATCGACCAGTATGACGTTGTTAAGACTCGTGAACAAGGCAACTGGGTAGACTATAAGTCGGCACAGTCTCTATACGGTGGTGATTTCTTCGCAAAGCTCAAGTCACTCGCAAAATCTGCCCATTCAGGATTAAGAAAAGCCTGCAAATTAGATAAGATGTTTAGCGGTGGTGCTAATGCTGGTGGTGCTATTGTTGGTGGTAGTTCTCCTAAGAGATGCCCAAAGGGTTCACGCAAAGCATGCAAACCAAAAGGTGGTGAACTTGTATCTGCACACGGCGGTAGATCTTTGACAAGAGCCGAACTCAAAGAGATGCTTGATTAAATTATTAGATGAATAGTTTATTTTACTCATGACTAGATCATGAATAAAATTTTTAATTTTTATTTAAAAGGCAAGACCAACAATTAAAAAGGAAATTTTTAAAGTGCCACTTAGTGCATTTGTTGGGTGTACATTTGTTATGTTGATGTCAAATGAATTACTACCCGGGGCAATGCCACCAACTGTTAAATAGGGTATACCATTAGTACCCAAAGTACCCGAATATTCATTTATGCAAACATGTACGCTATCTGCCTGATTTGGTGAAAATTTATTACATTCAACGGTGAATGTATCGGTAGCTCCTG